ACAAAACAGAACAGGTAATAAAGAAGAAGACTTATTTAGTCTTCAATCACGTGGGTTAGGTCTCGCATGGTCGGGACGTAACCACAGTTACCTTCAGGATAACGAACACATAACACATAAGGGGATATCAATGAGTATTCCCCGATACTACGTTAAAAAACACGGGCTCAATTTATCGAAAAGCCAGAACGAAAGGGTAGAGAAGGTAGACGAAGAACTCGCATTAGTAAAAAATCAAAATAACGACATCGAACTCTTCGACATTAACCTTCAATCCAAAGTTCAGGCAGATAAGAATATAAGAGCCCGAACCTCTCTAAAAGAGAAAAAATTATAAACTCAGGCGAAGCCTCATCAACAAGCTGAAGATTGTACTCAATCGAAGCCGACAAGCGGAGCGCGTCAGCTAATTATCAATATGTAAAGTGACACCAATCGTGTCTACTAAACAAAATAAAACTACACATAAAGAACACCTGTTCTCCACACAATCTTCACATAAGCCTAGTATTATTAGGGCATGAATAAAGAAGAGACAAAAGACGAACTGTATTACAATCTTATGGAAGCGGCAAAGCACGCTAAGGAACTAGGCGAAAAAGAAATCTTTGAAGCCATTATGGAACTAAAAACCAAAGTCGTTGGACTTTGATCAGCTATACTATTACCTTGTTGTTAGTATAGCCAGATGACACCGTCATCGCAAAAAAGAGGAGAAAAGATGTATGATTCTAGAATAGAATGGATGCCAGAAGCTAAGCGTTGGTTAATTTATAACAATCCTACACCATATCAAAAGGAGCTAAACGATATGACATTCGAACTCTACTCAATTAAAGACAGGCTTGCAGACGAATATGGCCCTATATTCCAAGCCAAAAACAAAGCGATCGCAGAACGCAACTTCAACAATCTTGTTGAAGATAAAAAACTCGACGAAGACGAATTTAACCTTGTTAAAGTCGGAACTTTCGATAATGAAACGGGAACATTGACAACTGTATAAAAAAGGATACACTAGGTATAGGAGTAATAACCTATGCCTAATCTATTCAATAACGTTTCTAAACTCAGACCAGGAAGATCAGTATTCGATCTTTCCTATGAAAAAAAATTCAATTGCGACATGGGTCAACTTATCCCCGTCATGTGTGACGAGGTAGTCCCTGGAGACAAGTTTAAAATCAGTAATGAAGTAGTCATTCGCTGGCAGCCCCTCATAAAACCAATCCTTCATGAAGTAAATGTATTTACGCATTACTTCTTCGTACCTTACCGCCTACTCTGGAATAACTCAGATACAGACTCATGGGAGGCTTTCATAACAGGCGGACCAGACGGAACATTAGAACCAATACTTCCCGTATGGGAAGCAACATCAGCAGAAACCGGAGAAGGGACCCTGTGGGATTATCTCGGATTTCCAATAAACATTACAGCATCATCTGCAAACCTTAATGCTCCCATGGCATTCCCAAGGGATGCATATAACCTAATATTTAACGAATATTACAGAGATCAGACACTTCAGCCAGAAAAACTATCAACTAATGAACTGATTCTTTTCCGTGCCTGGACAAAAGATTACTTTACATCAGCACTCCCATGGCAACAGAGAAACCCAATAGCACCATCATTGCCAATAGTAGGAGAAACTTCAGCAGTATGGCAAAATGGTGAAGTTGGTGATGTTCTAATTAATGCCGATGGTATTGGATATCATACGCCATCCGGACATTTTGCTTTTAGTTCAGTAAACCCGGATATGCCCCTGTTTCAAAATGGTCTTAATGAAAATACAATAGATCTATCAGCAGCATCATCATTTGACATCGCAGATCTTAGAGAAGTCATACAAATTCAAAAGTTCTTAGAACGCAACGCCCGAGTAGGTGCACGTTATACCGAGTTTCTAGGTGCCCATTTTGGGGTATCACCTAGAGACGCACGCTTGGACCGCCCCGAATATATAGGCGGAACAAAATCACCAGTGATCATATCAGAAGTATTACAGACATCTACCACTGGATATGAATCATCCCCGACCTCATTAACACCACAGGGTAACCTTGCCGGACACGGCATAACAGCAGATCGCAATATGGTCGGATCGTATAGAGCGGAAGAATTCGGACTCATAATGGGAATTATGTCAGTAATGCCAAAACCCGCATATCAGCAGGGTATGCCACGGCAGTGGCTCCGAGAAACAAAATATGACTTCTATTTCCCAGAATTTGCTCATCTATCAGAACAGGCTATTTCACAAGCAGAAATTTATACTAACGATGTTGCAATAGATAATTCAAAGCTCTTCGGTTATCAGGGTAAATATGACGAAATGAGAGTGAAACAAAATATGATAGCTGGAACTCTTAGGTCAAATGCCGCAGTATCTTTAGATTACTGGCATTTGGCCAGGAACTTCGAAGCATCACCAATACTGGATGGAGGATTTATAACAACTGGTGACCCAGCAAAAAACAATGGTTATGCTCCATCAGGAACATTTGTCAGAAAGGACATATTTGCAGTACAGGACGAGTACGGACTTATTGTAAATTATGCCAACAAAATTAAAGCCATCAGGCCATTACCCGCTGCATCAAACCCGGGACTAATGGATCACTTCTAGGATGAAAAAAATGAAAGATATATTAAGCATTCCCAGTTTCAATACTCCTTATAACAGAAAACAGTTACCTGGTGAAATACCAGGAACGGAACGCATTGTAGAAACAACAGGATACAGATCAACAAAACAGCAGGTTGCAGAATACATGGCAGCAGGGCTACAGCTTCAAAACTACAGAAACGAAATGTATGATTTCGAATCAGAAGACAAAGTAGATGAAGATTATGAAGATAGAACAAGATCACAAGGATATGACCCAGCAGATGCAACCCAGGACCTACGAAATGCTGAGAAACGTCTTAGACAGCAGGCAGCCGTCGCGAAGGAAAAGCAAAATAGGGAATCCTTGGAAAACGATAAGCCTAAGGCAGAACCGGATAAAGAACCGGTTAAAAAAGAAGAATAAATGGATCCCGTAACAGGAGCGGCTCTTATTGGCGCCGGTACATCTCTCGCCGGAACAGCTACAAATCTATTAATGTCAAAAAAGCGACGGGAGGAGCAATACGCCAGAGAGGATAACGCGGTCCAAAGAAGGGCCGCAGATCTCGAGGCGGCAGGATTATCAAAAACATTAGCCGCTGGCTCAGCGGCACAGGCACAAACACAGCAATTACCCAATACATCAGGTTTCTCAGATGCAGGAAAACATCTCGGAAATATACCTATGGCAAAAGCTAACCGTAACGCGGCCAATGCCGCTAGGGCTAAGGTAGAAGCCGAAACAAAATCAATAGAATATGCGAATATAGAAGCGGCAAACAGACAACAATGGTTGGACTCTCCATCAGAAACAGCACCAGTATGGCCCCAAGGTCACCCTAAATCCGGACAACCTATGTGGACTAACAGAGAACAGCAACGTCAAAACTGGGCACAGTCACAAGACTCGGAATCAAATACAATGGGCTTCTATAATCAATACGGATTACCAAATCAACCAGGAGTGCTACAGTCACAAACAGGTCAAATATTAATGTTAAATAAAGCCTGGTCAAACATGAATGACGAGCAAAGACGTCAATTCTTATTAGCATATGGTGCTAAAACATTGTCAGATGTAGCATCAAACCTGCTTGGTTCAGCGGCAGGATCTATTGGAAAGAGAGCAGGAGGAAACTAATGGCATATAGACGACGTGGAAATAAAGGCAAAAAAAGACGATACGGTAGTAAACGCAAAAAAGGCCGTCGCATTCCTAAATACGGCACTTCTCGCGGTGGTATTCGCCTCTAGTTGTTGGACTAATAACAATACATTAAATATCGGCATAAATATGACATGTACTAAACCTATAGAGATCAACGGAGATCTATCATTCCCTTGTGGGAAATGTATGTCATGCCGAGTACAAAGAACACAAGAATGGTCCATTCGTCTTATGCACGAAAAAACAGATTGGGACCATTCTATATTCCTAACACTCACATACTCAGACGATAAATTACCCACGTCTGG